CCCAGAACCCCAAGTCCCATCACCCCAAGCTGTATCTATAAATGGAACTTCATCCCCCACACCGCCTGTGCCGCCAAGACCGCTAACTGTAACATTAGAGTCAAGCGCAATGGCCTCAGACCCAACGGCCCCAGCACCACCAACGCCAGTCTCAGTAATTATTGCATCTGCGTTTATAGTTTCAGCACCAACAGCACCCGATCCACCAACGCCAGTTTCAGTGATTATTGCATCGGCTTGAATGCCTTCAATTCCAACAGCCCCTACGCCGCCCAGACCAGCGGTGTGTGGGCTTCCCGGTTGATCACCCCAAGCACCTTGGCCCCATGTGCCTATTCCCCAGCCAAATGCTTCAACAGCAACTACGCTTCCAACGGCTGCTGTGCCGCCAGCACCTGTGGCTGTTTCTTCTGCTTCTGGAATTTCTGCCCCTGTGCCGCCAACGCCAGCTATGCCAACAGCAATTTCTTCTGCTTCTGGAATTTCTGCCCCTGTGCCGCCAGAACCGCCAACGCCTGTTGCGGATACGTCTGTCGTAATAAACAGTGACGTGCTGCCAACGGATGCTGTGCCACCAACGCCAGTCTGAGATGTGTTGGTTACTTCAAAGTTGGATATTTTTCCAACACCGCCCTTGCCATGAACCCCAACACCCGGTCTCTGCCTTGGGTCTAGAAACGGGTCGTAATTAAATCCAACGAAAAACGTGACATTTTCGGGATCGTTATCGGGCCGTGGATTAAACAGGGCGGTAGCGTCAACGACATTTTTTGCAGGCGTTAGCTGTGGGTTTTTTGGCTCCCAATCTTCTGGCGATACGCGCAGGCCGTCCCAAGTCGTTTTTAATTGCGTATAGGGAACCCGAAGGCCACTTCTATCGCTAATCGCTTGAGATTTTTTGCCCCGTGCGTATTTTGCCATCAGGATAAATTCAGCGCAGTTGGCTGAACCCTCAGACTGACGCCATCATTGTCAGACGCCGCCGCAAACGTGAATGCCCTTTCGTAGATTTCGTTTAATATTTGAAACCTGTCGGGGGCGTTTTTCAACGCCAGCTTGCTTGCCAGCCCCGCGCAGATGCAGTCAGACCAGCGGTACGGTACGTCAGCGTCTTGATTACTGGCCGTGATATCATCTAGCTGATTTACTGACCAGTAGACCATGCTGTATGTGGTGACGTTTGGTATCTGCCAGATGTAAAGCAGGGGCGTGTATTGCTTGTCCAGCATATACTGGCTTGGCTTGCCCGAAGATGTTTTGTTTGGCAGTTGATTGTAGTCGGCAATCGACACACGATTAATGATTTGATCAGACGTGTCTGTGCCTGCGCTGTCGCGAATGACGGCGTCCATAATGTCTATAGTGCCAACAGGCAGCGCGTAGGCCGTTGTCTGGCCGTTTACCAGCGTCAGCGTCTGTTGCTTTACCGCCCAGTAGTTGATGCCTCTGTTGGCCCACTCACTAAATAACAGGTTTAGGCTGCGCCTTGCCGACACAGCCTTGTAACCTGTTTGGGTTTGCGGATCGATCCCACACCGCTCGTAAGCCTCCGCGATGATTTCTTCAACATCTGGGCGAAACGCTACTGTGTCTGAAGTCGCCATGCTGCGCCCCTAATTAATATTTCTTAACCGCTCGGATGATCACTTGGTATGCATCACCAGCCGCGCCAGCCCCAGTTGTTGTAAACTTGATGTCTCCAGTACCGTTTGCACCATATGATGCGGTATTAGGCAATCCACCAAATCTCTCAAAACTTTGATAACCCTGCTGATCTTCTGCCAAATGCATAACAATTATGTCAGTATCAGCGTCTGCCAATACTTGAACTGTTATGCCGCTTAGAACCCAGTGACATTCAATTATTTTAAGGCCCGTGCAAGTTGCGCCATCCGCACTTGCCACCAAGGCAGACACGTCTATTTTTGACACTGCGCTTTCGTTGCCACCATCGACATATTGATATTGGAATGCAAACACGCATTCATGTGTGTTGTCGATGATTGTAGTCGATGTTGTAATATCAGCCACTTTGACCCTCCTATAAATTGCTGGTGGGGCCGAAACCCCACCAATAAATTATGTTACGTTGTTGCTCTGTGCATAGACAACGGTAACTGCGCCGACACCATTTCCAGTGTTTGCTGTGGTCACGATCAGCCTGTGATCGCCCGTGCCTGTGTTCAGCCACTTGGATGTGCGAGTTGCGTCAGTACCGGGGCTTGCCGCCACGATGCCCACTGCATTACCTTGGATGGCTCCAGCAGCAGTAAGAGTGGTTGCCGCACCAACGCCGCCCAAGCCAAGAGTTGTGGCTCCACCGCTCCACGCTGTGGTAACAGTCACATCAATTGAGATAAGCTGACTGTTCGGGGGAATAATAATATTTGTGGTGGTTGTTGTTGCTGTTTGATCAATCGCAGCAGTTTGCGAAAGGACAACAAAACCTGTGTTTTTCATGTTAGAACCAACGGTTGTTCCACTGGTTTCTTTAATTGTGCCTGATTTAATCGGGCCTGAGAAAGTTGTAGTACCCATGATGATCTCCTGTCGTGGGTTAAGTCAGGCACGGGGCGCACCTGTCAGGGATGTCGGCACAATACAACAGGTCTGAACAAAAAGAAAGGGCGATCCGAAGACCGCCCCAGTTTGACCCAACAGGAAGAGAAGATTGGGTTGTTTATGCTGCGCCCTCGGTGCCAAATACGCCGCGCCAATCGGTGAAGCCAAAGCTATATCTTTCGCGTACCTTGTAACGGACGTTACCAGTCTCAAAGTCACCTTCCATGCCCTTTTTCATTGCTGAACGGGTGAAGTGCTTGAGACCGTCTGGAACGTCAGTCGTAATGAAGAACGCATCAGGATCGGTCAGACGGCGCATGATGTGATAGCCCTTGGGCAGATAACCACCAGCCTTAATGGCGTTGATGTCGTTATCGGCTGTACCAACGCGAAGCTGGCTTTCCAACAGGCGCTCTGCGGTAAACTGATAGGCAGTTGGAATAACCAATTGCATACCCTGTGCCGCAATGCGAAGGCCACGATCATCTTTCATGTCGCTGATGTTAATCAGGATCGACTCAAGAGATGTCTCGGACAAGTCAGCCGCCGTGGCAAGCACGTTAGACTGAATGCCGTTCTGTGTTGGGTGCGATGCACTCAACAAAGTTTGACCGTCACCACCAGTGTATCCAGCAGTCTGAGAGAAGTTTAAGACGTTTGCAGCCTTAATCTCTTTGGTCGATGCCATAGACCGTGCCAGCGCCTTTGTGTAACGCGAGGCAAGCGAACCATACTGACCGTCCTCTTCAGCTTCCTCAGTGATTGAGAACGCCAAGGCGACAGTTTCGTGCTGGTAACGCGCAGTCCACTGTTGGCTTGCGCTGTCATAAGAGACCGCTCCACCCTCAGTTTTTGTTGGTGCTTGTCCAAAACCACTCAAAAGTACGTCTTCTTCGTAAGCCTTTTGAGAGCTATTCGATTCAAAGACCGCAGTGTATTCGGCGGGGTAGCTGTCGTACTCAAGTCCAAAGAGAGTATTCAGACCCGGCTCTAGAGTTTTCGCAAAACTCGCTCTATTCATTGCCATTTGTCATGCCCTCCTTATATACCAGCGACATTGGTGCCAAGAAGATGCTCATTAATGGTCACCTCCATGACAGCATTTGCGCCGAATGCGTTGTCTGGAGTTTCATGCAGAGCAAGGATTTTACAGGTTGCGATGCCTGCTGCCATTGTTCCACTAATTTCAAAACCAGATTGACCAGTAATGGTCGAGCCTGCGCCAGCCACAACATCAGCGCAGTTGCCGATATTTGTTTGGGCGGTTGTGCCAGCAGACTGAACCTTAAACACAGTGTACGGATCGTCATACACATACGCGATAATGTCTGTCGCGGTTGTGCCTGACGGCCAATATTCACTGTATACATATGATCCGTCAGATGCTGTGTACGAACACCCATCAAACACACCAATGTTATTGGTTTCAGTTGCAGTGTGAGGTGTAAGCGTACCCGCAGCGATAACAATCACCAGATCACCCTTAAAGATGTTCTCCGCAAGCTCACTTGCGATGGTGTATTTGTTTGTGCGAGGCGCATTACCGCTCATGTGACGTATCGGGACAAACCCGAATGCGGCGTCTACATTTGCCATGTTTCGCTCCTATAGCGTAAAGATTAATCGCTCATGGCAGACAATTGCCTGCCGCGACTGGTTTCAGACTTGCGCTCTTGATAAAACGCTTGCCCACTACGCCGTCCTAACGCATCAAGTTCACCTGAGACTGCTTCATTTTGCTCTGTGTTTTTATTCTGCCAGAACGCCTTTTGTGAGGCGTGTTTTTGTTCTGGCATTTCACATAGCAACATGCCTTCAATCCCTACTGATCCTGTCCACTGTCCATGATTGATAGTCGGAAACAACTTTTCTTTCACAGTGTCAGCGGAGCGTGGCTCCCATCCTTCACGCATACGCTTGTATACATTGTCAGGTGTATCCTTGCCTTGGATGGATGTTGCGACCCACCTTTGGACATAGCCGGGACGGGCTTCTGGTGCGTCCAAAAGTGCTGGTGGTTTCCATGCGGTGTCTGGACGAATCTCCTCATCGCGGGTGGAAGATCGTGATTGCTCGGCTCTTGAGTTTCTCTTCTCAGACATGACTATTGTTCCCTCTGTTGACGGCGAATTTCGGCTTCGTATTTTTTGAGACCACGTTCATCGTTTATACCAAGTTCCCTAGCCATGCGGAGTTGCTCTTGCGTCATACGCACACGATTGCCCTTATAAGCTGAAGACCCGCCCGTAGTGGGGGCGACTGGAGACCTACCTTTTGGTCTTTGCTTCGGACTTGGCCCCGATCTTAACTCAGGAAACACTTTTTGTAAACGCCCGTTAAGTTGCGAGTAATATTCGTCGCTATTCTTATCGAAACCCTCTAAATCTAGCTGCACGTCTATCGCCCGTGCCGCCGCTGTTTCTCGCTCAAATCCAGTGGCATTAAACCAGTTATTTTGCTGCCACCAGCCCATTGCCTTCTCAGGCGGTGGATTACCCTGCGCCTGCTGTTGGCGCTGTGGCTGCTGTTGTTGGCGTTGCTGCTGTCGCTGCACGTCCTGCCGCCGATATTGATCAGTGGCCTGTGCAACGCGCATTGCCGCTCTCATGTCGGCTATCTGCTCTTGGAAGTTAACTTGGGCGTCAGTGTCACCCTCCTCCACGGCCTTGTGCAGCGCCTGCTTGGTCTGCTGGTACTTCGCGTTAAACTCCTGCTCTGCGTTCTGCTGCGATCCCTGCTCCAGACGCTCTAACCGCTTTTGCAGTTGCGCGTTATGTTCCTGTATTTGCCGCGCTTGGATTTCAGCCTCCCTGCGCTGCGATACGAGCTTGCTGATGCGCTTCTGCACCTTGGGGCCGTAGTCTGGCTCCTGCTCCTCCGCAACATCAGCGGCCTCCTCCTTGGCCTCCTTGACGGGATCGTCAGTGATTTCTATTTCAAAATCTTCTGGCTCACCCTTGGCCGCTTGGATTTCGGCCTCGATTTCTTCAAGAATTTTCTCTTGTTCTGACATTGCCCTACCCCAAATATGCGGCGACTTCGACGCCCTCTGGCAGAATAGACGTTAGCTCATCGTCATTCAGCAGAAGGAATTTTACGCCCTTTACAACAATTTTCTGACCAGCGTATTTACCATAGGTCACGCGATCTCCGATTTGCGGCATAACGTCAGACTTCCAACGCTCGCCCGTGTCGCGGTCACGATACGCTAAGTCACCCATTGCACAGACGGTGCCGTGGGCGGTCAGGTATTCCTCGTTGTCTTTTGAGGTGTCTGGCAGCAGAATGCCGCCTGCGGTTGTCATCTTTACCTGATTAGGCTGAACGAGAACCTTCCAATTCATGGGAATTGGGACTTGATGGGGACCAATGGTCGCACCAGTTTCTTCATCTTTGTATCTGCGTTCATGTTGATGAGACATGTTATTCATCCTCTTCGTTTAAATTTTTGATCGTGTCATGGATTACGTCAGCGGCCTGCTCCAGCCCCTCCGCAATGCCCACGTTTTTTTGGTACGCCTCAAAGTCGGACATTCGACCCCGAAGCATCCCGTCAGCTATTTCCAGCCGTCTCTTTTCCAGATTGTTTCTGATCTGCTGGAGCAGATCGCTTATTGTCATTCTTAACGCCTCCCGACATGGAGACGCCTGTGACGTGTACTGTTACGTCTTTATTGTCTGTCATCAGTATCCCCTTTTCATTGATTTCTTTTTATTCTTTTTTTTCTTTTTTACAACCTTTGCAGTTTTCTTTTTACCATATTTCATTTTTTTTCCTTTCATCAGGGAGGGAAAGCTGGCTCTACTGAGTGACATCGTAATCGCCAAAGTTTTTTTGCACTTCCATCATTCTTGCGTTTTCTGCGGCTGTCGTGGGCGACCCATAGATTAAGTCATCAAGCTGCTGGGCCGTTAGGGGCGCGTCTTGCGGTGATGGCCGTGGTGTTTTGGTTAGACTTGCTAGTGCGCCAGCCGTATTAACATTTGGTGGCCTGAGAACGTCATACAGAT